CCCGCCGAAGTCCGGCATCGCGTAACCAAGGGCGCCAAGGCCACCAGTGTCGGGCGTCTGCATAATCGGCGGCGCGGAGGGCTGGATGCTGGAAACTGGGGCGTAAGCCGGTCCGCCCAAATATTCAGGACGCTCGGGCGCCTGCATAATCGGCGGCGCGGAGGGTTGGTCGTCGAAAATCTGGGCGTAAGCAGGGCCGCCCCAATATTCAGGGCGCTCGAGCATCTGCGAAAAGCCGGGAATATACATACTAGCCTACGTCCTCAAGCATCGGATACGCGCGCATCGCCCAGTCGCACCAATCCGAAAACTGATAAGGATTAGGAAGGGCGCGCTGCGTAAAGGGAGACGCGCGTACTAAACCCACTGCCCAATCGCGCCACAAGGCTTCTTCCGGCGGCGTACCGAAAGACCAAGCGTCGCCTACAGTCAGTATAACCGAAGATGCCCAGTCTTGCCAAGTCATTCCTCGAGGATCGATCATCCGAGGGTGGTTCCGTCGCCGGGCTGCACGTGCGCCAGCACTTGGCCCATCTGGTAGTCGCCACCGAGCGTGTTGCTCGAGAAGCGGAAACGCAGCTCGCGCCGCTGCTCCTTGAGGAAGACGACCTGCTCCTGCGGCGTCGATGCCACGGCTGGAAACGTCATAATCGGCCCCGCCACCTCCGCCGCCCGCGCGTTCGCGCGCCCAACGACTTGCAGCGTCATGTCTCCGCTCTGCACGAAGTCGGGCTCGATCATAAGCACCTGCAAGGCGCGGTTCTCGCTCCCGACTGTGGGCAGCGAGAGATCGCCCGTCTCGAAGAACGAGAGGATGGGCTGTAGGTCCGTGCCGTCGATCTCGTTCGTGCCCGCCTCGTGGACCCACAGCTTGTATGGGCGGACGAAGGTGATGTTGAACCTCGCGCCCGTGCCCGCGCCGCCCGTAACCGCTACGGGGTTTGCCGGGACCGACGTGTAAAGGCCGACGTTGGAGATACTGACGCCCGTTACCCCGCCGCTACCGTTGACGGTGCTAACGGTAAGTTCGGCGTCAATCGGGCCAGTCCCGCCCACCACAGTCAACGTGTTACCCACCACGTAGCCGGTGCTGGCGGTGTTGATCGAGACCGCCGTAGCGATGAAGTTCTGCGGATCGATGCCGGTCATTACGGGCCGATTGAACACGATCGGGAAGGCACCCGCGCCGCGCCCGCCGTTAGGCAGGGGCGTGTCATACCACGTGTTCTCGCGTACGTTGTAGATGACTGCGTGGTTTGGCTCGTCGCTGGTGCCCTTCGGGAAGCACCACCAGATCTCGCCGTAACGGGGAACCTTGACCGCGAAAACCTTCTGGCGCTGCGCGTCGTTGAGGTTGTCGAAGAAGAAGTTCAAATTGAGGTTGTTCGGTATCTCGCGCACGACGCCGTTGAACATGAGGAAACGATCGGTGCCGATCCAGTAGAAGATCCCGTCATACTCGATGACGCAATTGGCCGAGAGGATCGACGTCTGCGTGCTGATCGTGTCGAACTGGAAGACCGCCGTCCCACCGATGAAGTTCACGCGGATGAGGCTGTCAGCCGACCAGAAGAGGCCGGACGGGCTGTTGCCGGGGCCGCCGCGCAGGGTCATACCCTTCACAATCTTCTGGCTGGTGACGAAGGCGTTGCCCGCGCCGCTGCCCACATAGTCGTCCGGCGCGTTTGGCACAGACCACGCCACGTAGCCGTCGTTGCCAAAGACGAACGTGTATGGTGCAAGCGACACCACGCCGCCTGCGGAATTGAAGTTGGCGGGCTTGTTCAGCGCAGGCACCGCCGTCAGCACGCCAGTGCCGAGCAGGTCGCCGGTAAACAACTCGCCGCCCAAGCTGTTGCATATGCAGTTGAGGTTGGGCGCCACCTGCCCGACGATCTGGTTTCCGTCAGTCGTGTCATACGCGGCGGCGAACTGCCACAGGTTCTCGGCGTTCACGGTGAAGCCCGACGTGGGTGTGCGGTCGGTGACGACGCTCGTGTTGAACGACCCGTCGATATAAAGGCGCTCCACGCTTCCCGCCGAACCAAGGTGTAGGTAAGTGAGGCTGTCTTGCGTATACTCGTGGATGGCGCGCGGCAGCCCTTCGATATACTTATTGATCGAGCGGTATCCGCCGATCTTACGCGGCAAGCCCCGCTGGAAGCGGACCCACTGCCCATCGACGTACTGGTCGCCCTCGAACTTCGTGCCGTCGCGCTTGATGCCCGGCTGCGAGCGGATCGTGACGATCTGCTTCGCCATTAGAATGTTCCGCCGTTGACATTCCCGATCTTAGCTGGGCCGAGCGTCGTCCAGATGTCATTGACGGTGACCGCTGTGAAGATCGCGATGCCGTTTGTGGTGCCGCCGAGGTTCACGAGGGCCGCGCCCGCCGTGGCCGCACCAGTGCCACCATCGCCGACAGATACCGGGATCGCGATGCCCCCAGCGGATGTGTCGGCATCGACGACAGCAGCGCCATCGGAATAGAAAATAGCGCGGCCGCTCTGGGTCACGTTTGTGGGAGATACCTGCGCCGACGTGCGCAGGCCGAGGGTGAACGAGCCCATCGTGCCGTTATCGACCCAGTACTGCTGCACGGTCGCTGGGACGACGATCACCATATTCGTCGTCAGCGTGCCCACAAACTTGTAGGCGATGCGGTTCAATTCCGCGCCGCTCAAGGTGTAGGGGCTGCTCTGGCCGGTAAGATCAATCGACGTGTAATCGAACGCGAACACTGCCCGCTGACCGAGGCCGACCGTATACCAGCCCACGCCGTTACTGATCGCTACCACGCTGTCCTCGGGCTGGAGGGTTAGCGACGACATACCGTTGATCTGCTCGCTACCGTTGGGATCGACCGCCAGCGAGCCACTGCCGCTGTTGCGCAGATTGATGAACCAACCACTGCCCGCAGTCGCCGCGTCGGGGAGCGTGAGCGTGCCGCCAGCGCCCGTCCACACAAAGGTCGCCGCGAGGTTCGAGGCGCCCGCCGTGAAGTCGCTGTTGAACTCCGTGACGGGGTAATGCTGCGCAAGAGTGCTGCCCGTGGCGATCAGACCGCTACCGGCAAGGGCGGAGGCTTGCGCCTGCGCGACCGCCGCGCCGTATCGGAACGAGCGCCACGTGCCTGCCGGGGTGCTGTTGCCGATCAGATATATCTGCCACTGCTCGCCCGCACCGAGGCTCAACAGAGTGGCGCCGGTGTTGCCGCGTACGGTGACAACCGACGGGCCGAGATTATTGAAGAGGATGGTCTGGCCCACGCCCGTCTCGTCCGCAGCGGGCAGCGTAATCGAAAACGCGCCGGTGGGCGTGATGTCGATAATGCGCGCTGCCGGTGCGAAATTGCCGGGGTTCTCGAGGGGCCAATCTAGCTCGATGTTGCCGGTTAGGGCGAGCGAGAGGTATGAGACATCCGACGGGTAGATCGTCGTGCCACCAAAGATTTGGGTATAGCTCATTACGCCTCCTTACGCGCGGCAGACCGGTCAAGGATCTTGGCGAGATCTTCGCCATTGAGCATTGCCGCTGCGCGGTCGTACATGTTCTGCCAAGTCGCCATGCGCTCGTCGTTCTTCAGGAACGGCGTCGCCTCAAGCAGCGCGCCGTAGAGCAGAAGCTGCGGCGCGTACTCTGTGAGCCAGTTCGTCTGCAGCGTCTCGTCGAGGAGCGGCGGGAGCTCGTAGTAGAGGATTTCGACGGGGTAGTCGGTATCCGGTGTGGGCGCGAACACCCAGTGACTGTAGTCGTAGTCGGTGTAAAATACCGGCTCCGCAGTCTCACCCTCATTCGGCCAGTAATTGCGCACGTACTCGTAGTCGCGAATGAAGATAGTCTTGCGTGTGCTGTTGCCTACACCCGTGCCGATGTTGATCGACACCGTGTCGCGCCAGCGGTCTGGTTTGGGGTAGACGGACTGGCCGCTGTTTAGGGTGGACGCCACCACGTTGATGAAGCCCTGCACCTTCAACTCGCGGCTGATGCGCCGCTCTGCGAGATTGATCAGACGCGGGATCTGTTCGAAGACGACCGGGTCAGACGCCATCGTAGCGCCGCGCTCGAGGTAGCGTTGGACGTCCTCCTTGAGCGTCGTAAAGGTCATCGTGGTTGACATGGCGCGGCCCTTATATCACGTTTGAGATTGTTGCACAGCTACCGCTGGGGCGGAAGTTGTGTCTCGGCGCGGCTGGGTGTGTTCCGGGATTTGCCAAGACGGTTACTTCGCTGCGGCGTGGTTCGCTTGGATTGACAGCCCCCACTCTTGCCACGCCTGCGCCTTCACCGTGTTCTCGGTGCAGATACGAACGTCTTCGGGCAGCACGGTTACTACTGGCACACCATCCAGCTCGGGCAACGCACCGGATCCCGCATCGAAGACGGCGCTTCGATCTTGGGTGGGGACGGCTCTTGTGGGACATGCGCGCACGCCGCCGCGAGCGATGAAAGCATCAGCGCCAGCGCGCTCTTTTGCGAGATTGCGTTCGACATGAGAGTTGGCCTTTTCGGTTGCGCGGCTGTTTGCGACTTCGGTTTGTGCCTTAAGCCGGGCAGCGGCGGCCTTGTCGGCCTCGAGCTCGGCGACGGCAACGCGCAGCGCGGTGTTGTCTGCCTTCAGCCCGATCGGCCCTACGGCTCCAATCAAGGGGAGGTTGACGCGGAACCCGTCGATCCGGATCGTTTGGGCGACAAAGCCCGCGACGGCGATTACGGCGGCGATTACGCACGCGTTCGCCATTACCCAGCCGCGCGCGGTTCTAAACATCTTCAGCACCTTTTATCTTGCCCCACTCGCGTACGGCGAATGCGCCCGCGATCGACGTCACGAGTGCGGCGAGAGCTAGGAGATCTGTAGCGACGTCGCCCGTCTGCCACCAGCGCGCCATCGGCAAGAACACGCCGTTCGCGAGCATGGTGAGCGATATCCAAACGCAGGTGATCGGTCGCCACCACTTCCGGATCACGCAGAGCGCGGCCTCCTGCGCCGCAAGGAAGCGGGCCTTTACGCTCACGCTTCGTTGGCCGATATCGCTGCAGATGCGGGGCTTACATGCCGAGGGGCGCCGGTGACCGCCACACCTTGCGGCCAGCGGATCGCAATACAGCGCGCCTTGGCGATACGCATCACGTTGACCGTGTTGCTCTGGTTGCCCCCGAGGACGTGATAAAATGCCTTATCCTCTCCCGCGTAAAAGCCTACGTGTCCGCCCCCTTGCCGTGCGAACACGAGGATTGCGCCGGGCGCTACGTGCGAGGCGCGAAGGTTTGCACCGTAGTCGGCCCAGTCGCGGGCGCGCATCCAGTATTTCGGGACGGGTAGACCCACCTCCCGCATACAGTGCGCGGTAAACACCCCGCACCAAGGCGTCTCGTCGTCGCGCCACCACGCGCCTAGCTTCGACAGCCACGACTGGATTGTGCCGTTGTGTCGCGGGCCGGGAATTTCCTTGAGGCCGACGTGCCTCTTGGCTTCTACAAACCAAGTTGGTTCTGACTTGCTCATATGCACCTCAAATGCGGATCAGCGGTTGCGATCCTCTTTGTTGTCTAGTTTTTTGAAGATCGTCCCCAAGGTAGTGTCCATCCGGTCGAAGCCCTTGGTCACATCCTCTTTCAAGGACTTCATATCCTCGCGCCAGTCGTCCTTGGTGACGTAGGTCTTGGGCAGGTCGCGCACGTCCGCATCCAGCCGGTCGATAGATTTGGTGAGGCTGTTTAGCACCCAGCCGCACAAGCCACCGGCGGATACGAAAGCAATATTGAAAAGAATTTGATAATCCATTGCGTGCAGCCCTGTCTCAAGTGACGAAAGTTATGCTGATTGACTGGCGGTCAACTCATCTTCTTAGCTCGCGGAGGCGCGGCTGGCTTTGCGGGTTTATTGTAGGGCATCAGACCAGTTCTGCTCTTATGGTGATGGTCGCCGTGGCGACGATGTTGGTGCCCCCTGAGTCCGTGGCGATTTGGAAAGAGGCGCTGGCTTGCCTAGAGCCTGACGTAACAACAGCCACGTTCCAAGTCCGATTAGACGTAAGTGCCAACCAACTGCCAGTGGTGCCGCTGTTGAACGAACCGCTAGTGAGTGTGGCGCGAACGAAACGGGTGGTTGAACCCGTAGTCGGGGTGCTCCAATTATAGCTGGCCAGTGAGCCTGCGTTTTGCCCTGTAGCCGCTACAGTTCCGCCCGACCCGACAACGAAATCTACGCTTGCGGCGAGGTCTATGCCTATAAGCCCACTATCCACATAGGTCGCGGCGTCGAGGCGATACACCGTGCTGCTCTTGCCGTAGAAGTTGGTCGGCACCACTATGGCCCCAGACGCAACCCCCGCGAGCGTCCGCACGTTAGTAGCATTTAGCGAAACCTGCGCCGTAGCAGCTTGCCCTAGCTCCAGATTGATCGACTGCCCTACGGTGCTGCCTCCGAGGCTAATTGCGCCGGTTGTGTTAAGTGGCACGCTTCAGCTCCTCCACTTTATCGCTCAACTCTTTGATGGCTTGGAAGGCCAGAGCGCAGAGCTTTTCATAGTCCACCGCCAAAGTGCCGTCTGCGCGCTCGCGCACGGCTAGCGGGAACACAGCTTGCACATCCTGCGCGATGACGCCAAAGTCCTGCTTGCGGACGAAATAGCCATCCGTCCCGCCATGTGCGGCGAGG